TTACTGGATTTCAAATGCAGATAATTTCTCCTCCAGTTCGTCTACTCGCTTAATCAGTACCTTTACCGCCGCGAGCGTATCCATCATGATCACGTTGTTGTCCAGTTGAAGAAATTCAGTTTCGATCTTTTCCCCGTCCTTCATGTACACCATTTTGCTGTTCTTGACGTACTGCGGATCAACGTCCTGCGCCTGCTGCGCGATAATCCCCCGGCGCGTCCTTTCATGCTCATCGTCGTTATAGACGAACGTGACAAGCTCAAGCGCCCGGATGCGTTCGACTGACAGTTGTCCGTCGGTCGGTTCAATGTTGTGCTTAAGGCGAGCGTCGGATGTTCCCTGAAACTGGACGAACCCTTTCGTGCTGTTCTGAATCCTTCCGTCTGGAAGGAATGCAGTATATTGTACCGGAGCATTAAACCCGCGAACCTGAATCACTAACTTATGCGCTACGCCAACATGCTCCTCATACCAGATTGAGCACGCCCCTGAATCACCATTATTGTCAGCACCTCGGTTATTGAACCGCCATGTCATAGCCGGGGATGCAATTATATCCCCCGTCGAGGCATTGGGCGGATCATTCTGCAACATTGCGACATACGACTGGGCATAGCTGCCGTGATAGTTTGTGATAGTTCCTGCGTACACACCCAGGCCGCCATTCCTGATCCTCAGTCCGGGAGAGATAGTCAGCGCTCCGTCTTCAGTGATGATCCTGTGTGTAAAATCGGCCTCACTATTCCCATGATGAAAATCAATGTAAGGAGTATCAAAAAACAGCTCAAGGCCATTTCTGATTGTCGCCTTCCCTCCGATATTCACCTGCTTCTCGAATGTGACAAGCTCTCTAAATGTGTTCACGGCGTTGAAGGTTTGCGACTTCGTCCACGTATTGGTGGCGGTATATTTGGCCTGATCCTTGTTGGCCGCCGTCAGCGCCGTGTCGATATTCTGCTGTCGTGTGACGTATTCGCTCAGGAACTGCGCCCACGACTTGACGGTGGCCGTCGTTCCGTCCGGCTTAGTGATTGTCACATTGCCTGCCCCGAACAAATATTGCTGTTGGTTCGCTAAATCAACATAAGTGCGGTCGAAGCACTTCTGAATGCTGGCCGCCAATTCGTCACTAATGTTAGCCATAGTGCCCCTCAGTCATATTTACTGGAAAAAATGAACAGCGCCGTGGTCTGGTAAACAAAACCAGCTGGACCAGCGGATTGACCGGCAGGAATTGCGTTATTCGACAAGAAATTCCCATAGGCTCCAGTGAAACTTCTGAATATTGTCCACAGCTGTCCGGTTCGCTGAGAAATAAGCGAAGAGGCGCATGGCGAAACCGCAATAGGTTGACCCATATCGCGCGGTTTCATATTTCCACTAATCGCTGTGGTTTGTACTTCTAACGGTTTCATCCCCGCGTGATAAACCATCCGGCCTGACGCATCAAAAATAAAACCGCCATACCTGGGAACATCTATAACCATATTTCCAAAGGCGTAGACCGTGATATTCCCTGTTCCTGTCGTTCGGATTATCTGAAGGCATTTAAACCCGTTTTGTGAAAATTCACGCGTGATACATACCGCGTCATTGTCAAAGCGAATGAAAAACATGCATTGCATGTTGTCGGGTATACGCGATTGAAAAACATATCCGTTATTACCAGGAATAACGACCCGGTCAATAAGATTCATCGGCGTAAAGTCAGGACTCATCCACATGGCGCCGTTTTCATCGACAATTTGCATTCCATACATAATTAAGGACCGAAGAAAAAAACAATTCGTGACATGCTGGGATCCACGCCGTTCCACGACGCGGCCCCTCCAGAAATGGATACTGAAGGTGAACTGCCTGGCGTTCCTTTCCAGTCCGCTGTACCCACCACGTAATACCGTAGTGCTTTACCCGGTGGTGGATTTCCATAATTGACATAACCCGAAGCCTGCGTGTAAGAACCGAGAAAAAAAACCGGGGTGAATACCCCGGTTATATCCCTACCACTGGCGTCGTACATTCGAGCGCCGTAGCCCATTATTTACAGTCCTTATTAGTAAATCCGGTCGCCAGCCAGTGCCCTACGGGACGAACTGCCTGGCCAGGTGCAACACGCACCTGCATGCGACCAAAGCGGTCATACCTGACCGCATTGATTTTTAGCTGGTACTGCCCGTTTACCGGATAGGTGTTGATTTTGTATGTCACAGTGCATTCAGTTGGCTTGTAACGCTGGTCTGCACAACCACTAACCAGGATGCTAATACCGCCCACCAACAAAACGCAGGACACCGTTTTGATCAAAAACTTTAAGCCCTGATTCATCCAGTTGAATCCTCCCTTGACCAGGTACATTGCTATTCATTTCGAAAGCCCCATTTTTTGGCAAACGCCAGCCGGTGGAGCCGGGTTGATAGTTTGTTGACTGCAGGCTGTCAGAAATCTGACCAAAGTTAATCGTCAGGTTACGAGCCATTGCCTGCTGAAAATAAGCGCCGTTCCCGTCGATACCGAAGACCATATTTTTTTGATCGCCGTTAGGCACATAAACGCCAAACGTATCAGCCTGGACCAGGAACTGTGACTGGCCGCTGCCGTCAATCCCCAACTGGATACCCGCCACGTAGTTATTACCACCGGAAGACGTGTTGACCTTCACGCCCCACTGCGCTCCCAATTTCCCGTTTAAATCCGCCACGGTGGATGCCGTCTGCTGAACGGTCGCAGACATATCCCCGACCTGCGAGGTCAGCGTGGTGATTTGCTCAGTGGTTGATTTTTCCAGGTCGGCAACGGTTTTGTTCGTCGTGGTGATTGCCGCGCTGTTGTCGCCAATCATGCTGCGCATCTGGTTAAAGCCGGTCGCCATTGCCAGGCCGTTAGATGCGATGGTTTCGTCCTGTCGGGTGATGCGCGATTCTGCATCACCCACACGCGAGCCGAGGCTGGTGATTTGCCCTGCCTGCGCGGTGATATCCTTCCCTTGCTGGGTCACGGTCGCAGTCAGCTGGGTAACGGCGTTCGCGGCGCCAGTGGCGGTATCCTGCGCCTCCTGTGCGTCGGTCACATCGACAATGCTGATATCGTCCAGATACAGCGAATAACCGGCTCCACCGTTCGGCCCCCTGGTGGAGATCCACATCTGCGCAATGCTCCGGTCGGCACCGACGGTCGCTACTCCCGTCAGGAGAACCCATTTGCCGCGCGAGATGTTTGTCTCGGAGATACGGACGGCTTCCGGCCATTGGTTTGCGCCGCCATTCTCTCCGCGAGCAAAGAGGCCGACAGACACGTTCCAGCCGTTCGGTGTCGACATATCGCTGGCCATGTAAGCCCAGAGAGAAAACCGATACTTACCGCCACCGCGAACAGCAAGCCAGTTCCCGATCATCTTGTCGCTGTTGCCGTTCTCGCCGTTGTTACGCGTGATTTTGAGCGACTTCTGGCCATTGCGGTAAACATCGGTTGAGACGCGCGCCAGCGAGCTGCTGCCCAGTTGCTGGTTTGCGGTGTATGATTCAAAGGAACCATCACACCAGGGGTTTAATCCCTGGCTCTGCAGCGCACCGATTGAAGCGTTGACCGACGTGATCGCGCTGGCATTAGAGGCAATATCTTTTCCCTGCTGTGTCACGGTCGACTGCAGGTTAGATACGGCGCCAGCCGTGGCATCGAGATCGACCCGGTCAGTAATATCGATAACGTATACGTCGTCGAAATAAATCTCACCAGCTGAGAGGGCGGTCATTACGCCGAAGAGCATTTGCCCATCTTTACCGGCGGTGTAAACCGCGCTGACATCTTGCCAGGTGGAGCCTGTCGGCAGTTTAGCCGGATCGAATGCAGCCTCCCGAATGGTAGAGTTGTCCGTGAAGGCGAACCGTACTTTGTTATTCCCTTGAGTACCGGGGAGCATTGCTGTACCGCTCTTGGCACGCATGAAGGCGCCAAATTTATACGTTCGCCCTTTGATTACGCTGATGGTTTGCTGGCTCGAAACCATTGCCGACGGCGCAGCTACCATCTTAACAATCTTGCTGCCAGTATGCGGGGCGCTGGCAGTCATAACGGACGCATTGGCCGGGTAGTTCCAGTTATCAAAATCACGTTCAAACCCGCCGTTTGGTACAAGGTTGCCGGCGATTTTATTATCCGCATCCGCCAGCGCCGATTTCAGGCTTGCAGAAACGGCGGTCGTGGCGCTGGCATTCGCAGCAATATACTTGCCCTGCTGCGTGACCGTCTGCTGCAGCTGCGTGACCGCAGACGTATTCGCATCGATGGCCACCGCATCGGTGATGTCATAGATGGCGATGTAATCAATCTGAATAGCCGACGCGTTCGGGTAGCAGTAGAGCGCAAAAACAGAACCATCCACTGCCGCCGACGATGGCGCGCTAAACTCAGCGGCGTACGTCGCCCAGGTATCCGTGGCGGAGAACTGGCGGTTTTCATACGTTCCGGCCACATTCCCCTGGTAGTTAAATCGGCGAACCATGAAATTCATCGCGCCGGAGACTCCCTTCGCCTTAACGATGACCTGGTAGCGGCGTGGGGTATTGTGTGGCAGCGGCGCTTTCTGGTTAGCGGTTATTCTTAATCGCAGACCAGGCTTTACTACCCGGTCTAAACGCAATATTTAAAGCGGTATCAATCCGCTTAGATATGTCGTTACCGACATCATCTATCGTCTTCAGGGCTGCGCTAGCATCCATATCAACTTTTATCGTAATGGTTGAAGTCTGTTTTTCCTTACAATCGGCGCCTGGCTTGATGCTCAATGCGGGGATTGTTGTACCGAATATTGAGCCAGAAACTAAATGGCCAGCAATGACGCCATTAACGTATTCAATCTTGATATTTTGCATCATGGACCTTTATGAATAAAAAAGCCTCGCATCTGCGAGGCTACTGGTTAAACATCATGGTGTTGCTGGGCGGCGTTGAGAAAACTCTATTCAAAGGCTATTTGGCAAAAGAAACATCCGGATTTAGAACTTGATGTATCCAGTGCATTGAAATATCCGAAAAATGTGATAACGTCAGTTTGGACCAAAACGATAACTGTTTTTATTCATATTACATCTCGCCCTGTTCCCCCATAAAACAGGGCGTTTTTTTATTCGCCCACCAGAAAAATCAACACAAAACGTATGGGATAGATACATTAATACCCATAAAAAAGGCCGCATCAGCGACCGTAGGAAATAAGGAAAATATATTTCCACAATCAGGCATACATCCAACCTAACACACTAATAATTATTGCTAGTACGATTAAAGTTATGGCCGTCTTGCGCATGAATACACCATAAAACGCCAATGCCATTCCAATACAAACGACTATCAATACAGGCCACATGTTAAGCAAAAGTAATAAGTAAGCTTCCAAATCGCTGTGAATCGTCACAATTACTCCGAATTCATTAAGTCAGCCATTCCATAGTTCAAAACTTCGTCACACGATATCATGTGATTGCCCCTTACAAGACCAGATCCTATCACAAAATTTTAACAAGAGAGTGCTGTTTGTGAGCAGTATCGGGAGATTTACCCACTACCCTTAGATGAGATAGACATTCTCATCGATTTGTTATTTGCCAGGATATCGCACCTGAACTGCTCTGAAAATATTTTCGAGTTATTTACCGCTTACGCTTGTTGTTTCTGAGCTGGCTTCTAGGCTAAAAGAGCCATTACATAAAAGACCTTGCGTTTACTTACCCGTGGACCTCAAGGATGAGGCCATTTATTTCACTCGCTGAGAGGAGTTAATGCTCTGGCAGTTAGCTAGCACCAATTTATTGTGCGCCAGAATGTCGCGCTTGGTCTGCTTATCCAGCACGTCGATATCGTGGTCGGTCAGGTAGATAATTCGTACCCAGCTGCAGGCCGTATCAACCACCACCGGGGCGGGTAAAGTTTTCGCGCAGCTCCCGATCAACATCGTCATCAGGCATATGGCTAACAGTCTGCTGAACATTGCTGGCCTCTCTGGTGGCTTCCTCTTTCCGTTCAGCCGCGGCGACGCTAGCAGCGGCTTTCTCTTCAGTACGCTTTTGTGCTGCTTTGGCTTCTGCCTTACTGGTCCCGCGGCCGAACGCACCAGCGATAGCACCCAGGATGAGGACCACCAGCCCAGCAATAATTTCAAAGCTCATTGTTGCGGCTCCTTCTGTTCGTCGGCCTTATCTTTCAATGCTGGCTGGCGTACGTATTGTGAGAGCACCGCCAGCACTACCAGGGCGGGACTAATCATCGCAACGATGTTTGGCGGCAAGATGTTTTTGATGTCCGGTGGCAGCATCGCCCAGGCATGAAGTGCTGCATGCGGGAATGACTGCGCCCATACACCAACCAGTGCACCAGCTGTCCCCAGACGAACAGACCAAGTTCTAAGTAACAGGCGAGCATGTCCCACAAACTCAAGACGGGTATACTTTCTTAACAGCAACAACGTTAAAACAGCCACCAGTGCAAGCAGGAAGAAAATAATAAGCTTCATAGGTTTACTCTCTCCTTCACCCACCCGAAGAGAAATTCTTCATTGGCTTCCCGCGCTTCCGCCAGTTCGAGATACCGTGCGCCCTGACTGCAGTTCAACCCTTTCAGTATCACCGTGCCCCCGGCGCTACCCCGTAAGGCGAGGTAACTGCGCAGCGCGGCGATCGTGATGTTCCCGATGACGCCATCTGGTTTCAGGTCGGGATACAGTTTGCCGCGTTGGTTCAGTGCCGTCAGCCAACGCTGCAGGAAAGTTGTGGAAACACGCGGCCCCATGTTGACGCCGGTATCGCATAACTCTTCTGCGATTGATGGTGACAGTTCGGCGATCTTGTCAAATTTGGGCTCCAACCAATACTGCTGCATATAGATTTCTTTCGCAGTATCCCTAGGGAGCTCTTTCATATCGCCTTTGTAACCGTATGCACGGGCTGTGTTCTGGGTGATACCCCAACGAGTAGGACCACCTTTATCATTCGGGTTATTAACGTAACCCCCTTCTTTGCCGAGGATGGCTTCAATGATCTGGTCTGCTGTCATTGTGCTTTCACTCCGGTAATGCGTTCCCAAAAGTACGTAAGCGCCACAGAGCCCATCGCACCGCTAATGCCTGAAGTTACCAAGATCATGTAAAGGCTAAGTCCGCTTTCCACGCTAACCAACCCGCCGATAAGCCCTGTAAACCCGGATACCGCAATTTGAGCGAGAGCGTTAATCCAGCTCCAGGTGGCTTTGTTTTGCTTAACGTCAATCAGGTATCGGACAAGGCCGCCCCAGCATGACAGAGCAAGGACAATCAGCCATGAAACTCCGGCAATGCTTTCTTTATCTTGCATACGTTTAGCCAT